ACAACTGCGGTTTGTGACTTTGCTGATGTTTCTTACACTGACGCATCATTCACAGCTAATGGGTGTTTGATATACAATGATTCAGAATCAGGCGATCCTGCTTGTGTAGTAGTTGCATTTGGTGGAGATAAAACGGTAACATCTGGAACTTTCACAATTCAATTTCCTACAGCAGACGCTACAAACGCGATCATTAGAATAGCGTAAGGGGGAGAAACGGATGTCCGTTACTCGAACTTTTACAGTAACGGTAGTCTCTACCGGCTCCGGTAATAAATATTTTATTGATGGTGTACAGCAAGCCACTTTAGAATTAGTTGAAGGTGGAACTTTTAGATTTGATCAATCTGATTCTTCAAACGGCACCCACCCGTTAAGATTTTCTACAACATCCGATGGAACTCACAACAGTGGAAGTGAATATACTACCGGAGTTACAACCAACGGAACTCCAGGTTCTTCAGGAGCCTACACTCAAATTACTGTAGCAACCGACGCACCAACTTTATATTATTATTGTTCTAATCACCCTGGAATGGGTGGCCAAGCGAATACACCTAACGCTGATTTTTGGGGAGCAGGAAACTGGAGTGCAAATCTTTGGGGAATAAGCGAAGCTTTTACAACTGGTTGGGGTGCACAAGCTTGGAATGATGGTGAATGGGGTGAAATAAAAGACCCTACCGTTTTCTTAACTGGAGTATCAGCAACTGTATCAGTTGGAAATTTAGTAGCTTTCCCTGAACAAGGTTGGGGTAGAGATACTTGGAACGCAGAGTCTTGGGGAGAGTCAAGTTTTAAAGTAGAGTTAACTGCACCTGATGCAATGACATCAAACTCTGGTCCTAACGGTTGGAGTAACGCGTCTTATGGTGAAAATGGTTGGGGAATGTTTACACTCAACCCTGCAGACGTTGTAGGTTTAACTGGTCAATCTTTAACTTCTAACCTTGGATCAACAAGTTTAGTTATTAGTGCAGAGTTTTCATTAACTGGAGTTTCTGCAACTACATCTGTTGGATCAATAGATCCTACACAAGAAATAGTAGGACTAGGTGGTCAAGCGTCAACTTCAGCAGTTGGAACTTTAGCTCCAGCGGATGTTATGGGATTAACTGGGGCTTCATTAACATCTGAATTAGGATCTATAACAATTGGATCAAGTCCAATTGTAGCTGTAACAGGACAACAAGCTACTGTTTCTGTTGGATCTTTATCTCCTGCTGATGTTATAGGATTAACAGGAGTTGCAGCTACCTCTGCAGTTGGAACTTTAGCTCCAGCGGATGTTATGGGATTAACTGGGGTTTCATCAACAGCCTCTGTAGCTGCTTTTGGAACTGCAACAGGATTTGGAATTCAAGCGTATCAAGCTATTGACACTGGTTCTAATACAAGTTATACAAACGTAGCTTAAGCTAAATAGGAGAAAAAATATGGCTTCAACATACTCACCACTCGGTATAGAACTACAGGCAACTGGTGAAAATGCCGGTACATGGGGAACAAAAACTAATACTAACTTAAGTATTGTAGAACAAATTTCAGGTGGTTTTACCACACAAGCCGTCTCTGACTCTGGAGATACAACTTTATCAGTAACAGACGGTGGAACAGGTGCAACTCTTGCACACAGAATTATAGAATTTACTGGAACTCTTTCAGGTTCAAGAAACGTTACTATCCCAATAGATGTTCAACAATTTTATATATTAAAAAATTCAACATCTGGATCTCAAAACGTAGTATTTAAATACGTAACAGGATCTGGAGATAGTGTAACTGTTGCACCAGGTGCAGTAAAATTAGTTTACGCTACAGCCAACGATGGCACTAATCCAGACATTGACGATGCTGGATTTATAACTGCTTCTTCAACAGACACTTTAACAAACAAAACTTTAACAGCTCCAAAATTTGCAGACGGTGGTTTTATAGCTGACGCAAATGGCAACGAGTCTGTTGTTTTTGGAACAACGTCATCTGCAGTTAATGAAATTAAAGTTACAAATGCTGCAACTGGAAACGATCCATTAATCGCTGCTAACGGTGGCGATTCAAACATAGATTTAGCGATAGCACCAAAAGGAACTGGTGAGATCGTAGTTGGAACAGGATCTGCAGACGCTACAATAACTTCTAGCGGTGCACACAATCTAGTTTTAGATACTAATTCAGGTACAAACTCTGGAACAATCACGATAACTGACGGTGCTAATGGAAACATTGTTATTGCACCTAACGGTACTGGTGTTGCTCAAGCCGTAGATGGAGGAGATAACACTGCAGCAATTAAAATTGCAGGCAAAGAATCTATTTGGGTTCCTGCTTCTTCAATGTACCCAAACACTACAAACGGTTGTGCTAACATAGCACAAGTAGAGTTATCTAATGGTCCAGAAATTAAAACTTTAGACTTTGATAAAGATTCAGACGAGTTTGCACAGTTTGCTGTTGCATTTCCAAAATCATGGAATGAAGGCACAGTAACTTTTCAAGCTTACTTTACAGCAGACTCGACGAATACAGGTACTGTATCTTGGGACTTACAAGGTGTTGCATGTGCTGACAACGATACGATAAACGTAGCGTTTGGAACAGCAGTTGCACCAACAGCAAAAGCTCATAGCGGTACGGCAAACGATTTAGACGTGACAGCAGAAAGTGGAGCAGTAACTATTGCAGGCTCACCTAGCACAGATGAAGAAGTATTCTTCCAAATCTCTAGAGACGTGTCTGAAGATTCGTTAACAGCTGATGCAAAACTATTAGGAATCAAATTATTCTTCACTACAGACGCTGCTAACGACGTATAAGGAGAATAATGGCAACTGGATTTGGATATAAAGTTTTAGGCTTTGGAGGCGGAACTGCAACATCAGAGTTCGTAGTAGCTACAGGTGGAACAGAAAGCACTGACGGAGATTATAAAATTCACACATTTACTGGAGATGGCACATTCAGCGTTACACTAGAAGGTAGCGGTGGACCAGCTCCTCAACCAAACAATTTAGCTAGTTACATGGTAGTTGGTGGTGGTGGCGGAACCAATTCAGCTGCACAAAACGGCGGCGGTGGAGGCGGTGGCTTTAGAGAAGACGAAGCAGCCAATGATTCATATACTCAATCTCCTTTAGAAGGAGCAGGCGCTATAACTTTAGCAGCTGGTAGTTATCCAATACAAGTAGGTGGTGGTGGAACAAATCAACCAGGCTCACAAGGTGAGCCTTCAATTTTTAGCACAATAACATCTGCCGGCGGTGGAATGGGTCCAAACGGACAAGGTGGTTCTGGTGGTGGCGGTGGTGAAAATCAATTTAATCCTGGAAGCAATGGAAATGAACCTCCAACAAGTCCACCTCAAGGACAGCCTGGTGGGCAAGGAAGAGAGCCCCCTGGTTCAAACGCAGGATCAGCAGGTGGTGGCGGAGGAGCCGGAGGTGCTGGAAGCGCTAGACAAGGTAATGCTGGTGGACCTGGTGGTGCAGGAGTTTCAACATCAATTACAGGCTCATCTGTAACACGAGCTGGCGGTGGTGGCGGTGGAGGATATCCAATTGCTAACCCTGGTGGCGGCGGATCAGGAGGATCCGGCGGCGGCGGACCAGGCAGTGGTGGCACTGGACCTCCCGGAGCTGCAGGACAAGCAAATACTGGTGGTGGCGGAGGATCAGGCTTCACTGGTGGATCAGGAATTGTAGTAATAAGATATAAATTTCAATAAGGATTTATAGGATATGGCACATTTTGCAAAATTAGATGAAGATAACAGAGTACTAGGAGTGCATGTTGTAGATGATGTTAAAACTTCTAGTGATGAGGGTGTTGAAGAAGAGGAAAGAGGTAGAAGATACCTAGAAAAAATACACTTTTATCCTCTTTGGAAAAAATGCTCTTATAATACTTTTAGAAATACACATAAATTAGGTGGAACACCTTTTAGGGGAAACTATCCTGGTGTTGGTTGGAATTATGACGAAACAAACGACATTTTTATACCGCCAAAACCTTATGATAGTTGGACTTTAAATTTATCAACAGCGGCTTGGGATCCCCCAGTTGCAGAACCTAGCCTAACGGCTGAACAAGAAGCAGAAAATATTGCAAGTGTAGATGCAGGAACAGGTAAATTTTGGAAATATCAGTGGAATGAAGCTGGACAAACATGGGATTTAGTTGATATAAATTCAGTATAAATTATGAAAAAAGTGGTGCTATCAGAAATAGATTATTATTACGGCGAAATCAAAACTCCAAAACATTTTGAAATTAAGAGAGCAGAAATAAAAGGCAATATATTAGAGTCTTTTATAGATAATAAAAGAATGAGTGATGATGATAGAGATTACTCTTATCTTGATTATGTAGTGGAATATTCAAAAGAACTATCTTGGTTACAGGATCATTTTAAAGATCACTATAAAATAGATTATGAAAAACATTTAGTTCCTATGAAAAATTGGGGAAACGTTTACGCACCTAAAGAACAATCCTTTTTAAGAAATACTGTGGACCCTTTAGATTTAAGACGCTCTCCTGATTATACTTTTGTGTATGGAATAGATGTTCAACCAGAATCTTGTCAAATGGTTATTGAATTTAATAATAATCGTAGAGAGGGCAGGAAGTGGTTTGTTCAAATGAAAAGCAATTTCTTTGTTATGTTTCCAAGCTCGTTAAAATATTTTATAACACCTAACATGTCTAGAAAGCGTAACATATTTTTAACTACAACATATGAATTTAAATAATTATTATTATTATTTTAAATCTGCTCTTCCATCTAAAATATGTGATTTAATAATAAGACACGGCAAGGAACAGAAAGAAGGTATTGCTATCACAGGAGCAGAGGAAAAAAATAAATATAGAGATATAAAAAAGAACCCTTTAAATGAAAGAGAACTTTTTAATTTAAAAAAGAAAAGAGATTCTAATATTGTTTGGTTAGATGATAGATGGATATACAAAGAAATACACCCTTTTATTAGAGAGGCCAATCAACAAGCTGGTTGGAATTTTGATTGGGATAGATCTGAATCTTGTCAGTTTACCATATACAAAGAAGGTCAATACTATGACTGGCATCAAGACAGTTGGGACACGCCTTACAAGAAAGAAGGACCAGAAAATGGTTTGATAAGAAAGCTATCTGTGACAGTGAGTTTAACTGATCCAAAAAAATATCAAGGAGGAGAATTAGAATTTGATTTAAGAAATCAAGATCCTGAACGTGCTAGAAATACTAAATTATGCACGGAGATACTACCTAAAGGTAGTATAGTTGTTTTTCCATCTTTTGTTTGGCATAGAGTTAAACCAATAACTAAAGGTGTTAGATATAGTTTAGTAATTTGGAATTTAGGAAAACCATATAGATAATTGTGCTTTGGATAAAAAAGATAAAAGAACATAAATCTATTAAAGATAAAGCTGTTAGTTTGCTTAATGTAACAGCAGGTAAAAATGATGGTAATTTAATAAGTGATTGGTTTATGCCAAAGAATACTTCAAAACCTTATTGGCCTCTAATGCATCCTATTTTTTTAAAATACTTAAAACTTTTTGTAAAAGAATATTATAAACAACACTCTAATAATATAGAAATTATTATTGATAACTACTGGTATCAAAATTATTTAAAAAAAGGTAGACATGGATGGCACACACATAGTCATACAAATCTTTCTGCTGTTTATTATTTATATTTACCTAATCCTAAACAACAAGGTATTAAAATATTTAACAAAAAATCAATTAATGTAAAAGAGGGAGACTTGTTGATCTTCCCAAGTTACTATTTACACACATCAAAAAATAATTATAATGACCAGAAAAAGATTATAGCGTTCAATTTTAATTTAAGAAATATAAGATGACCTTTAAAAAAAATAAATACATTATATTTAAAAATATTCTTTCACCTCAGTTTGCAAGTTTTTTAACTGGTTATTCTTTATTAAAAAGAAAAGCCTTGGATACAATGCTTAAAGATAGATACATATCTCCTTTCGAAACAGCTTTAGGAAAAATAAAAGGAGACGAGCAAGTAAAAGAAACGTATTGTCATTATGGTGACATAGCAATGGAGACATTATTACAAGTATTGAAACCAGAGTTAGAGAAGAAAATAAAATTAAAATTAGTTCCTACTTATTCTTATCAAAGAATATATAAAAAGGGAGATATTTTAAAAAGGCACATTGATAGAAACTCTTGTGAAATATCAGCCACATTAAATTTAGGTGGAGATCCATGGCCTATATATGTGGAGAATGATTCAAAAAAAATTTATTATAAGAAAGGAGAATATCGACCTGGTGATTCGAAAGGCAAAAAAATAAATTTAAATGTTGGTGATCTTATGATTTACAGAGGGTGCGAAGTTGAACATTGGCGAGAGCCTTTTTTAGGGACTTATTGTGTACAAGTTTTTTTACACTATAATATAGCGGATCAAGTCACAACAAACGTTTGGGATGGAAGACCTCATCCTGGTTTGCCAGAATGGTATGTCAAAAGAAAAATACACAACGATTAATAACTTCTTATCTAAAAAAGATTTTATAACAATAAAAAACGTATTAGAAAGTGAAAACTTTCCTTGGTATTTTAATCATAAAATTACCGATGAAACTGATGATGTTGGACAAGGATATTTTACGCATTTGTTTTATGATCAACACATCCCAAGTCATTATTTTAAATTTTTAAAACCTCTAGTAGATAAATTAAAAGTAAAATCTTTAATAAGAATTAAAGCTAATTTATATCACAAAACAGAAAAATTGATTTTTCACAAACCTCATCTTGACTATGATTTCAAACACAAAGGTGCCATCTTGTATCTTAATACCTGTAATGGTTATACTGTTTTAAATGGAGGTGTTAAAATAAAAAGTGTTGAAAACACATTGCTTCTGTTTGATAGCTCAAAGACACATAACAGCACTAACTGCACAGACAAGAAAATAAGAGTAAATATAAACATAAACTACTTCTAAAATAGGAAGTAGACAAGTAGATTTGCCAACTCTTATATACTATAATAAATCATGCCTTTGAATTTTGTGAACATAAGACCAGGATTTAACAAACAGATTACTGCTACAGCTGCTGAGGGTCAGTATATCGATGGAGATAATGTAAGATTCAGATATGGATTGCCTGAGAAAATTGGTGGTTGGGAACAACTGACTGCTAGCACATTAGTAGGTGCAGCAAGAGCTCAGCATCAATGGACTGATTTGGATGGACGAAGATATGTTGTTTTAGGCACACACAAAGCTTTAATACTTTATTATTCAGAAGCGTTTTATGATATTACACCACTAGATGCTGCATTAACTGGTGCCACTTTTAACACCTCGAGTGGTTCTCCAACTGTTACTGTAAATTTAACTTCACATGGTTTAGAGGTTGGAGATTTATTTACATTCACAATTTCGTCAGCACCAACTGGTTTTGTTTCAGACGATTTTAATGGAACTTTTCAAGTTGTAACGGTGCCTGACAATAATACTTTTACGATTACAATGAGTCTTAATTCCTCTGGCACAGCGTCTGCCTCTGGATCTGCGTCTGTTAATCCCTACGTAAGACCTGGATCTCTAAATCAAACTTTTGGTTTTGGATGGGGGACAGGTTTATGGTCTGGAAGTTTAGCTGGTGCAATATCGTCTACTTTAAATGGTTCATTAGCTGATGACGCACAAGGTAACAATGGCTCAGCAACAAACATTACTTTAGCTGATGCATCATTATTTCCAACATCTGGAACAATATTAGTAGGTGGTGAGTTGATAACGTACACCGGCAAGTCATCTAATGATCTAACGGGTATTACCAGAGGTGCAAGCGGGTCCACAAGATCAGCACATTCAAATGGTGCCATAGTAGAAGACACTGCAGGATTTGTAGGTTGGGGTGAAGCCTCTTCAGCAAGTACAGTTGTTCTACCCTCTGCTGACTGGTCTTTAGATAATTTTGGACAAACTTTAGTAGCCACAGTTTTAGATGGTAAAACTTTTACTTGGGAACCAATAAATGCAAATGTGAACGCTCCACAAACAAGAGCTGCGGTGGCTTCAGGAAATCCGACATCAACTGTCATGACAATAGTTTCGGACCAAGATAGACATTTGTTTCATTTAGGAACTGAAACAACAATAGGCGATACAGCATCACAAGATAAAATGTTTATAAGATTTTCAGACCAAGAAGATATATCAGATTATGCACCGACCTCTACAAATACTGCTGGAACT